AAAATATTTTACTAAAAAAAACGTCAAATTGAAAAAAGTACTTGACAACGACCCTTTAACGTGCTTAAATTTGCCATATGAAATTGGCACATATAAACTGCCATTAGACGTTTCATTTAGTTACTGTTAGTGTCGTTTGACTACTAATTAAAGTATAAACAAGCATTTTAAGTAATTGCAACTGCTAATGGCAGTTGCAATGTGATAAGGAGATTAGATGAGTAAGACATTAAGTATGCAGTTGAATATAACAGGAGACCATGTTATTGATTCACCTCTTCACTTGGCTATATCTCAGGATATAGCTGTAGAAAATCCTGTAGTAGCTCAGGGCACACACAGTGTGACTCCGGATACTGTAAGCGAGATAATTCCAGCCAGTTTAACATCAGATGTATTAGTCTATTTATTTAATAATACTGACAATGTGAAATTTGAGTGGGGAGACGGTAGTTCTAGTATGAGTTCTACTGCAGATAGCGGTAGAGGACAGATATACCCTGGTTGGCCAGCTATTATACCAATCAAAGGCGGAGAAGGTATGGATATTGTAGACGCAGGGTTCTTTGCATCTGCTGATGCATCAACAGATAAGATAACATCGGAAGGGCATGGCTTATCTGATGGAGATACAGTACATTTTAGAGAGGTAACGGCAGGCTCAGGATTTAGTAATGATACTGATTATACAGTTGAAGCCGCTACTGTAGATGACTTTGAAATAGACGCAGGTATGGGGACGATAACTATTATTCTTGATAATGATTACCCAGATTTACGGTTATTTAAATATTCTACAAGCAAAGCTCAGTCAATAGAGTATGCATACTTCACATTAGGATAATTAGGAGAGAGAATGGCGATAACAAAAAGACCGATAACTACAACATTAACCCTGACAAGTTCAGATATTGTGCAAGATTATTTGAATACCACAGTAGAGATGACGACGGATATACAAGCGCCTATCACTTCAGAGGCTGAACTTATACTAAAAGATGATACCTCTGTTGTTATCATTCCTCCTTATGCGGGTGATGTTTATAATTCTATGGTGTATATTAGAAATAGCTCAAAAAATACTACTAATGTACAAATAGGCGACTACAATAATGCAGATGGTACAGATAACTGGGGTGTGATACCTCCAGGAGGGTTCTGCCTTATTCCGATTCATTCCGGTACGGCTGGAGTAGGTGTAGCAACACCATCTACGTATACAGGAGATGATGTTAGTGTTACATTTGCAATACTCGGTATAGACCCTCATGTGAGTACCTAGTATGGGTTGGAAAGACTGGTTAAGTGGTAAGGAGGGGTGGATACCTGATAATATAACTGGGGGTATACCCACTAAAGCAGCTGCAAAGATGGTAATTGACCCCCTTGTAGGCGAATTACAGCGTGATAAAGCAGTTGTTAATGGTCCAGATTATGGTGCTCTTTGGGGAGATTTATACCAAACTGGTAATGATGCAGGTAAAATAAGGGCTTTTCGGGCGCATAACCAAGCAAAGGAGTATATTCCTATGAGACAGGCTATAAACGATATTATGCCTGCCTTTTCTGGGGATATACAAGGATTCCTTGGTGAAGATGACTTTAAAGAGTTGTTATACCAAACTGGTAGACACGAGTCTTATAATGCAAAAGACCCTAATAATCCTTATACCGCACAGATGGACGGGGGACCTGCTCGTTCCTGGTGGCAAGTAGAACCTGCTACAGCTAGGGATATAGTCACAGCTAGGCATAATGATGGTACTTCTAATGCGAGTATGCAATATTGGGGACCAGGTGCCCAAAAGGTAACTAGGTATTCAGCTGACCAGCTGTATAACATGTCTGATGCTGATTTAAACCAGTTATTACAATCAGACCCTAGAGTAGGCGCTGCATTTGCAGCAGCTAAGTATATAAAGGCACATAGAGCTAAGAAATAGTGTACACAATTAACATAAACCATCGTGGTGATGATAAACCTACCACGTATACTGTATACAGACAAGAGGAGGCAGATGACAGAGGAATTTCATACAGATATTGGAAAGAAGCTGGAGAACATGAATATGGACTTTCTGATGACGGATACGTCGCTATGGTCATCTCTAAAAGAGAGTATGCTAGCAACCATAACATTCCTAACGTGTACCTGCGTTTTCCTTGGGGTTACACTTTTTATAACCCTAAATATCCTTCTAAGAAGCTTAAAGCAGCTGGGAGAAAAAGTAATGTCACTTTTACGGGAAAAAGTTATATAGAAGTACAGTCTGGGCAGAGTAAGATGAAGAATCTTGCTATGATGTTCGCCCTTAAACCTGATTATGACCTGGCTATAGAGTGGGCTATGGGTGCTGTAACCGACCAAGAGCGTCGGAAATGGAAAAGAACAATGAAATCGGAGACTTTTAAGAATATGGTTAGAGATGAATTGCAAGCTTTATTGCAAGACCATGGGCTTACAGAGAAGTATACCCTCGATTTATTAGAGGAGAGTATACGAATGTGTAAGGATAAGAAGGATATTACAAACCTCATGAGAGCTGTAGAAAACCTTCAAGATATGCATGGCATGAAAGATAAACACCTTGTAAAGACTACAGACAAATTAGAAGCTCACAGTGCTACCACATTAATTGATGAACTAGTTACTGAAGAAAAGAGCATTACTGCTACTAGAACAATGTTAGAGGAAAAAGATGAGTCACACGAATCACCGAAGAAAAAAGAAGGTGGATGCGAGACGTACGAAGAAGTCGAAGAATCTAGAGAGACTAGCTAAAAAAGCAGTAAAAAATAAGAAGCGTAGGCAACAAGAGGAAGATGCCTATGGATTTTGAACAAGAATACGCCAAGAAACAGGCGTATAAGAAGCTTTTTGACAACATGGCGTTATTTGGTAGATACTGCTTCCCTAGCGCTTTAAACAAGGAAATACCACCATTTCATAGTGAAGTGTATAGAGCCTTAAAGAATGAGGAGTATAAAAGAGTAGCTATTGCAGCCCCCAGGGGTACTGCTAAGAGTACCACTACTAGTTTGATATACCCCTTATGGAGGGTAGCATTTAAGAAAAGTGATGAGGACTTGTTTATAGTAATCATATCCGAATCGCAACAGCAATCTATCAATTTCTTGAGTAGGCTAAAATATCATCTTACTCATTCTGAGAAGTTTAGGGAGTTATTTGGAGACCTAGGCCCTACAACCGCTAAAAGATGGACCAACAATGATATAGTACTCGCGAATGGTACAAGAATTATCGCAGTTGGTACAGGGCAAAGAGTTCGTGGATTCATTGAGGGAGATACTCGTCCTAATCTAATCATAGTAGACGACTTTGAGTCAGAGCTTAATGCTGCGACTCCAGAAGCCAGGATGAAAAACAGGCGTTGGATGACCGAAGCTGTTATACCTTCTTTATCAGATGAAGGTAAAATAGTTATGATTGGTACTGTTATATCGGAGGATTGTTTTTTATATTGGGTGAAGAGTTCTACAGCATGGCATGTCTTATGGTATTCTATATGGGATGAAGATGAGAAGCCTTTATGGCCTGCTAGGTTTCCTCGAAAGAGGATACTACAGATAAAGAATGAGATGGCTTCTGTTGGGAACCTGAATGGTTTCTATCAAGAGTATATGAATATTGCGCAATCTCCTGATATGGCCCCTTTTAAACCTGAATGGATGCAGATGCACCATTATGACTTTGAGATTATAGACGGTCAAGGGTGTATGACCAGGGAAGTAGGGGAGGAGAAGAAGATTATACCAGTAGAAGTGTACACAGGGGTTGACCCTGCCTCATCACTATCAAATAAGGCTGATTACTTTGTAATTATGACTGTTGGTGTGGATAATGAGGGGAATAAGTATAGTATTGATATACTCCGTGACAGGGTATCCCCTGAATTGCAACCACAGAAGATTGTAGATAAATTTAAGAAATTTAGACCAAGGAGAGTTAAAATTGAGACTGTTGGGTACCAAGAAGCACTTAGGACTGCTGTTAGGGAGATACAAAGACAAGAGGGGATATATATCCCAGGAATCGAAAAGGGTGTTAAACCAAGGAATAGAAAATCTGAAAGGCTACTCTCACTCGTTCCTATGTTCGCACGTGGTCAATTTTATTGGAGACCTGAAGACTTGACTGGACAACAAGAGTTTTTATCTTATCCTAGGGGAAAGCATGATGATATCATGGATTCATTATGGACAGCATTGGATGGAGCCAAGCCCTGCAGAGTTAAAGAATGGAAGGAAAGTGACAATAAAGTGAAAAAACCCAAAAAAGTACTTGACTGGCTAACACTTTAGGTCGTAAATTATGCCTATGGAAAAAGACCAAAAAAACCAGATTGAAAATATAGTAACTGAAACTCAGGATTTATTTAACACTTATTCATCTAAAAGAGATGTATGGGCTACACACGCTAAAGAAGATAAAGAGTTTAGGTTAGGTAGGCAATGGACTAATGAGCAGATAGATGTTCTAACAGCTAGGGGGCAAGCCCCTATTGTTGTAAATAGGGTACATCCAGCTGTAGAGGCAGCTAAGTCTATGCTGACGGCTAATAGACCATCGTTTAGGGTGGCTCCAAGAGAGGATTCAGATAATAAGATAGCGCAAGTAATGTCAGCGCTATTGTCTTATATGTACGATATTTCTGATGGACGAACAGTTGTTAGGTCAGCTATTGATGATTACTATGTTATGGGGATGGGGCTTATCCAGGTATACCAAGACCCTACTGCTGATATGGGCAAGGGTGAGGTAAAGATAAAAGATATTGACCCTTTAAACTTATTTGTTGACCCAAATTCACAGGATAAACTATTTGATGATGCCTCTAATATTATTGTTTCTAAGACATTTACTAAAGACCAAGCTACAGCTTTATATCCTATGTATAAAGATGCTATTAAGAATGCTTGTAATTCCTCTTCAGGTATTGACTTTAATACTCTTGAAACTGGTAGAAGTAATGATATGGCTTCTCAATTCCCTGAGGATGTAGGCAGGGTTAGTGGTGTTGAATATGTCAGAGGGTATGAAAGATATTATAAAATACGGGTCAGTAAGTATAGAATATATGAAAAATTCTCCAGAAAAGAACATTTATTAGAAGAAGATGAATATGCTAAGTATATAGAAACTCCTGCCTATATTATTAATAACGAACAGATTTTAACAGACCCAGAGCAGGCTAAACAATTATTGCAACAATTACAAATGCAAATGCAACAGGCTTTATCTCAACAAGCACAGATGGTAGCTCAACAAGGGGGGGACCCTAATCAGGTTCTTGCTCAAGGTATACCGCAAAT